AATTAAAGAAGTTTCCTAGTGATGGTACAACTATTCCCATGATTAAGCAGTACATAAGAAAGTTGATTGCACAGGGGTTTAGACCTGACATCGTTTTGCTTGATTACATTGACTGCGTTCAACCATCTAAAAGATTTGATGACGTATACGCTGGTGAAGGAAATGTTATGAGGCAATTTGAAACCCTATTGTCTGAATTCGATATGGCTGGATGGACCGCTGTTCAAGGTAACAGAAGTTCAATTAAAGCTGAGGTTGTAGAATCAGACCAAATGGGTGGGTCAATTAAAAAGGGACAAATTGGACACTTCGTTGTGTCAATAGCAAAATCACTTGACCAAAAAGAAAACGGAACAGCCACAATGGCAATTCTTAAATCTAGATTTGGTAAAGATGGTATTGTATTATCAGATATTAAATTTGATAACGCGACGATTCAAATTGATATGTCCGAAAATATAGTAGCAAGAACCCAAAGTGAACACAAGAGAGATAAAGAAAGGGATGATGTTAAACGGGTAGCCCACGTTTTAAATTCAATCCAACAACGTAAAAAGGCGCTAGACACTGGGAATGATGAAACACCTCCAGATGTCGTAAAAAATTAAAATAAAAATAAGAAAATAAAAAAAAAATGGATTTATCTACTAAAATTTTATCGGATATTACCGTGCATATGAAATACGCGAAGTATCTGCCAGCATTAAAACGAAGAGAAACATGGGAGGAGCTGGTTACAAGAAATAAATTAATGCACCAGAAAAAGTACCCGAATATTTCTGAAGAAATAGAAGACGCGTACCAATATGTATACGATAAAAAGGTACTACCTTCGATGAGGTCATTACAATTTGGTGGAAAACCTATTGAAATATCACCCAACAGAATTTATAATTGCGGCTATTTACCAATTGATGATTGGAGAGCATTTAGCGAAGTTATGTTTCTTCTTTTAGGTGGTACGGGAGTAGGTTTCTCAGTTCAAAAACATCATGTCGAAGAATTACCAGAAATTCGAAAACCAAACCAAAACAGAACAAGACGATACCTAATCGGTGATTCAATCGAAGGATGGGCAGATGCAATTAAAGCACTAATGAGGTCATATTTTGAGGGTATGTCAACACCTGAGTTTGATTATTCAGACATCAGAGCAAAGGGTGCTTTATTGGTAACAAGTGGTGGTAAAGCACCAGGTCCACAACCCCTAAAAGATTGTGTCCATAATATCAAAAAAATCTTAGATGCTAAACAAGATGGTACCAAATTAGAACCAATCGAGTGTCACGATATCATTTGTTTTATTGCTGATGCGGTATTAACTGGTGGTATTCGTAGAGCAGCACTGATTTCTCTTTTTTCGTTGGATGACGAAGAAATGCTTAGTGCCAAAACTGGTGCTTGGTGGGAATTAAACCCACAAAGAGGTAGGGCAAATAATTCTGCTGTTATCCTTAGACATAAAATAACAGAAGATAAGTTTTTTCAACTTTGGAAAAAAATTGAGGATAGCAACGCTGGTGAACCTGGTGTATATTTTTCAAATGATAAAGATTGGGGAACAAATCCGTGTTGTGAAATTGGTTTGAGACCATACCAATTCTGTAACCTTTGTGAGGTTAATGTTAGTGATATTCATTCACAAGAAGAGCTTGAACTAAGAACCAAAGCTGCGGCTTTAATTGGAACGCTCCAAGCTGGTTATACAAATTTTCATTATCTTCGCGATGTTTGGAAACGTACAACAGAAAAGGATGCACTTATTGGTGTTGGTATGACTGGAATTGGCTCTGGTGAAATTCTTAAATATAATCTTGAAGCAGCGGCTAAAGTTGTTAAAGATGAAAATGCTAGGGTTGCCAAACTTATCGGTATTAATAAAGCGGCTAGATGTACAACGGTTAAACCTTCGGGAACTAGTTCATTGGTATTGGGTACAGCATCTGGAATTCACGCTTGGCATAACGATTATTACATTCGTCGTATTCGTGTTGGTAAAAATGAATCAATTTATACATACCTTTCAATTTATCACCCAGAATTAATCGAAGATGAATACTTTAAACCAAAGGACCAAGCTGTTATCTCATTACCAGTTAAGGCCCCAGAAGGTTCAATTTTCAGGTTTGAATCACCAATGAATTTATTGGAAAGAGTGGGTAGGTTTAATAAAGAATGGGTAAGAGGTGGACACAGAGATGGACAAAACACGCATAATGTATCAGTTACGGTTTCCATTAAAAAAGAAGCAGAAAGAGTTTCGAAATTGGATGAAAATGGCATTGTAATGTTAGATTCTAACAATAATCCAATTATGGAAGAAAGAAGAGATGATGACGGGGATGTTATATATAAAATAAATGAATGGCCAATGATTGGAAAATGGATGTGGGATAACAGAGAGAAGTTTAACGGTATATCAGTATTACCATACGATGGTGGTTCTTATATTCAAGCTCCTTTTTCTGATACCACGAAAAAAACATACGAGGAAATGATGCTTTCGTTAAGTGAAATTGATTTAACCAAAGTAGTTGAGACATCAGACAATACAAATTTAGCTGGAGAAATTAGTTGTGGGGGTGGTGCTTGTGAAATTGTAATGTAAGACATAAAAGTTTAAAATAAACCAAAGGGGCCAAAAGGCCCCTTTTTTTATACATTTACTTGTAAAAATATTTTCTTATTATATTTATCAATAAACTAAAATATGGCGGCAAAATATATAAATATTGATTCTAATAATTTAACTATTTACGGTTTGGTATCAAAAAGGGAACCTAACAACATTAAATATATTGGAATTACAAGAAGAAAACCGTCTTATCGTTTAAATAACCATCTATATAAGGGATTTTATTTTAAAACTAATAAAAATGAGCGGTAAACGTTTTATAAACATAGATTTCCCCTTTAAAGACAGTCCTAAGGGGTTTTTTCTAAATTTAAATGATAATGACCAGAGAGCTATTAAAGCTGATTTAATGCACCTATTATTGACTAGGAAGGGCCAAAGACTCTATAATCCAAACTTCGGTACAGATTTACTAAGGTATATTTTTGAACCTAACCATGATTTAACTCTAGAGGCTATTAAAGAAGAGGTTACAACTTCTGTAAAGAAGTATCTACCAAATTTAATAATAAAAAGCTTAAGCGTAACCCAAAGTCAAGATAATGAGTATGCCGCGACAATTAGAATGGACTATGCAATAACAGATGATGTTTTTGAAATAAATGATTTTGTAATAATAAATGTATAATTATGGCACAAAGAGTTAATTACACTAGTAGGTCATTTGCTGATATTAGAACTGACCTAGTTAATATGGTCAGACAATATTACCCAGATATTTTTAACGATTTTAACGATGCATCTGTAGGTATGATGCTTCTCGAATTAAACGCAGCGGTTGGTGATATGTTATCATTCAATACGGATAGGATGTTCCAAGAAACACAAATAGACTACGCACAAGAAAGGACATCAATCTTATCAATGGCAAGAACGTTTGGGTTAAAAATCCCAGGTAAAAGACCCTCAGTTACGATTGTTGACTTTACCGTAACACTTCCTGTATTAGGTGATACCTTTGATATCTCATACGCACCAATTATCCAAGCTGGGGCCCAAGCTACGGGAGCTGGAAAGGTATTTGAAACAATATATGATATTGATTTTTCATCCCCATTTAGTGTTGGAGGGGTTCCAAACAGAATTATAATACCAAATTTCAATTCAAATGGTGTACTGATAAATTATACTGTAACTAAAAGAGAAATGGTTGTAAATGGTTTTACAAAGATTTACCAGAAGGTAATTACACCAGCTGATGTTGTTCCGTTTCTTGAAGTTGTTTTACCTGATGATAATATTCTTTCAGTTACATCAGTTATTACACTTGACGGAACAAACTATGTTACGGACCCAACAAATGCACAATTTTTAGAAGAAGATAACCGATGGTATGAGGTAGACGCATTAGCTGAAGATAAGGTTTTTATCGAAGATTTTAATAAAATAAGCGATAATCCATCAATTAGACCAGGTAAGTATATAAAGGTAAACCGTAAGTTTATTACTGAATACACCGACCTAGGATTTATGAGACTGATATTTGGGGGTGGAAACCAAGATATTAGCTCACTTTGTGATTTTGACGTTAACCCGTTAATAGTTAACCAGATTGGGGATTTTATTAATAATCTATCCCTTGGAACAACACATTCACCAAACACAACATTATTTGTAAAATATAGAGTTGGTGGCGGTGCCGATACAAATCTTGGTCAAGGGATAATCAATGGTGTTGGGTTAGCTACCATTATTGTAAATGGTATTGACAGTACTATTAATAATGCTGTAAAAGCATCATTAACCGTTAACAACCCAATCCCAGCTCTTGGTGGAAGAGATATCCCAAGTATTGAAGAAATTAGAAATTTAGTTAGATATAACTTCTCAGCTCAAAATAGGGCCGTGACAATCAAGGATTATCAATCTAGAATAGCTCTTATGCCAAGCAGATTTGGTGTTCCATTTAGAACAGGTGTGTTTGAAGAACAAAATAAAATCAAAATCTATATAATGGGGTTAGACTCTGAAGGTAAACTGAATAATACGTCAACCACAGCTATTAAAGAAAATATTTCAACTTATTTATCAGATTATAGGATGTTAAATGACTATATTGAAATTGCTGATGCTAAGATTGTAAACTTATCTTTTCAGATAGATGTTTATATTGATAAAAAATACCCACAATCACAAATCATTAGTAATGTTATAACAAGTGTTAGTGATTTTATGAACATTAATAAATTTGATATGGGTGAAAACATTTATCTTTCAAATTTACTTGAAAATATAAACAATGTTGGTGGGGTATTAAATGTTATTGATATGAGGGTATATAATATGGTGGGTGGAAGATACTCACTTAACGAAATATCACAACCATATTTTGATGCCTCAACGAGAGAAATCGATATTTCTGAAGAATATACACTTTTCGGTGAACCAACAACCATGTTTGAATGTAACTTTCCTGCCATAGACATAATAGTTAGAGTG